ATGCACTATCCTGTTACCCTAACCCCTGATACAGACGGCTTTTGCGTTACTTTTCGTGACATTCCAGAAGCCATCAGCCAAGGCGATACCACGGACGAAGCCCTAGACATGGCACAAGATGCCTTAATGGTCGCCATGGAGTTTTATTTTGAAGATAACCGAGCCGTACCAATGCCAAGCCAAGCACAAGATGGCGAGCATTTGGTTAGCTTGCCACCGTCTGTATGGGTAAAGGTGTTACTGCTTAACGAAATGATTGCCCAAAATGTCAGCCAAGCTGAGCTTGCCAAAAGAATGGGCATTGTGCCACAAAGTCTAACCCGCCTTGTGGATTTATCGCACACCACCAAAATTGACACCCTTGCCAATGCTTTTGCCAAATTGGGTAAGCAGTTACAGGTTGGTTTGACTTAATGCCTGATGACGCACCACCATCGCCGTGCGTCTTTGCCAATTGTCCCCATAAATCTCACGCACGCTAAGACTGCCATGGGGATGGTGCAAAATTAGGGCATTACCCACACAATCAGGCGTGGTTTCGCTTTTTAACTTGCCATCGCCCACATAAATCAAAGCATGATTGACATGATGCGTCCGCCCAACACGGCACAAGATGACATCGTGCTTTTGTAAGTCGGTTTCATCTTGCATCTTGATAAAACCTGCTTTGGCAAAGTTTTTCTCGTATAAGGGTTCATGGTTCTCATCCTCCCACCAGCCATCTCTGCGGTGAAAATCAGGCAAATCAATATCAAGCTCACGGCTGTAATAATCACGCACCAAGCTATAACAATCTTGCACGCCATGATGATACTCACGCCCTAATAATGGGGCTTGATACGCTTTGGGTTTATGGCATTTGACATCAAAGTACTGCTCACCGCCTGCGTGGTAACCAAAAGCACAAATCACCCAATCTAGCCCATGTACGCCCATTTGCACACGGTCAATCTCAGACGGCTCGGCATTGCCATTGGGATAGCTGTGAACGATGGCTTGTATTTCGCCGTGATATTCCTGCATTTCAACCATATCAAGGTAGTCTATCTCAAAATGCTCGGCAGGATTTGGGGCAACATTATCACAGGGGTAATACTGCCCATCTATGATAAGCCCACAGCATTCAGCAGGATAGCAGATTTTGGCGTGGGCGTGGATAGCTTCTTTAATGGTTTTAGTTAGTCGCATGGTTTATCCAATAAAAAACCGCCCAAGTTATACTTGGACGGCTGAATATTTGTTTATAATTCAAAGGCTTATAAAATAAAAAAGCCAAATAATTTTGCGAAAAAACGCAGAAATTAATTGACTTTATTTGTATATTGTAATACAATACATTTCATCAACACAAGGGGTGTTGATTGGGCTAGGACAAGCCTAGCGGTAACATAAGGAGGAAAGGCAATGCTAAGAATCACAATCATCATTGCCCTGCTGTTGCTAAGCTATCCAGCTTACTAACAGTAAAAGCCTAAGGTAGTTGCAGCTACTAAGGCAGGTTAGGTGGAAACGCCTAGCCACTCCTTACCCATTATCATAGCACCATTTTTATAAAAATCAAGGATTTTTTATGGCAGATAAAGCAAGCCCGCAAGCACGCAAAAAAGCAACCGCTAACTATTTTGATAAGTCACTGGCACGCATCGGACTTGTCATTAGCCATACTGAGCCTCATGTTTTAGATGCCTTAAATCAGATTATGGCTCATAAGGATTGCTCTAAGGCAATGGCAATCAAAATCGCTTTGGTTGAGTATGCCAAAACGCTTGACTAAACCAAACCAGCGGCAGGAAACCCACAAAAACTGCCTTCATTGTCCCTTAACTTACAGTGGGCTAATAAACCGCTACATCTGTCCAAAGTAGGGTCATCGGTTGGCTTGCCATCATGGGTAAATCGTGCTGTACCTGTATAACCACACACTTCGCCACGATAACGACCACAGACTGCTTCATTACAGTAAGTGGTGATTTGACGCACAGGGATTTTTTGCCCTTCAAAGTCCACAGGGTTTGATAGCTCAAATTCTACAATGCCAAGGCTTGGGTTTTCGCTCACCTTTTGTTCTATGTACCATTCTTGCTGGCGGTAATTTTGGGCATCATGGCTGTCAAGATACGCCTGCAGGGTATGCGTTACAGTAAGCTTAGCCCTTGCAAAATCATCATACAATCGGCAAAGGGCTGATACCGCCCCTTGTATGCCATTAATCTTATCGCCAATGCTAAGCTTAGGCGTGCTTGCCCTGCCATCTGAACGCATTTCAAGGCCGTCTGCCTTGATGGCGATGGGATGAAAATCCTGCCCCTGCCATCTAATCACCCCATCGTTATGCCCATGAAAACGGTAAATCTCACCGCCCAATTTTCGTGCGTCAAGCTCATACAAGGTAATAAAGCCTTGTACAGTGGTTTGTTGTATGTCGGTGTTAAAACTCATGGCAATCTCATTTGATTAATCCGCCCAAGTGCCTGCATAACGCTAAGCACTTAGGCTATTACTTCCCAGTTTAACCAGTAAGTTAAACTTACCAGTTTGGCAGATTACTAACACAAATCTTAAGCTAATTTACTTAACTTGCTTACTGTGTTTGCTCAGCCCCATCATCTGCCTTGTCTGTGGTTTCACTGGCAAGGGCAGCACGCACCCCATAACGGTCATTTTTATAAGATAGGCTAAATTCGGTGACCGTTTGGCTGTTGTCCCAGCCTTGTAATTGGCGTAACTGGTTAGATGCCCATGCCAAAAGGTCAGCACGAAACGCCGTGGTGCGATTGCGTTTTAGCACGCCGTTATTCGGCTCATTGTTACTCACTTCAAAGCCGTCATCCTCAGGGTAGTAGATGACTTCAATGGTGGCAGCTTTATCGCCGTGTTGGTTTTTCCAAAAGTCCACCTGTGCGATAAAGCTCTGTAATACCGTCGCTTCGGTGCGTGATACTTCGGTTAGAGTTGTTTCACTCATTGTTTTGCTCCTAAAAAAAGCCCTTGATTTACAAGGGCTGTGGGTATGTCGCCGACATTAATGTCGGCGAGTTAAAAAACCGCTCATCAGATGGGCGGTTTGGGTTAAAAAACCTGCTTTAAAGTAAACCCAATTTGCCAAACATCGCCCCCCGTCTTTTGGCGTGATATCTCACCATCTAGGCGGACTTTAATGGCAGGCTCGCCCTTGATGGGGACAAAGGTAAATGGCTCTACCCCTTTGGTATTTAATAAAAAGCTCAAAATCTCATCAATGACGGCTTTTGTGTCGGTTTTTGAACACTGCCATGATTTACGGCGGTTGTTAATGCCAAAACTTACCGCCTGCTCGTAGCCATCACCAAAGGCGGTTATGGTGGTGTTTAAGGCGGTTGTTTCGCTACTGTCTGCCGATATGTCCCATGTAAAAGTTTTCATTTTTTGCCAATTCTATGTTAAAATTTACCATAAATTATCCTTTTAAGTACCGTTTAAAGGGGTAATAAAAAACCCAACTGGTGCAAACAGTTGGGTTTTTGCTTATCTGCGGTATAGCCTGTCAAGATGTCCGTTTTGTTTGCTCTCTTGTATCACGACTTGCCGAGCGATTTTTGCCATGGCTTCGCCCATGGTTTTACCCATTTGGGTATCGGCTTGGACATTACTACCGTCAGAGTTTACGGTTACATGGACATTAATATGATTGACATGACCGCCAATGCCATCACCACGGTTTAGCCGTTCAAGATTGCTAACGCCGATACGCTTTGTAGCTTTAGCATTTAGTACATATTCTTGACCATGTACCACCCCTGCCACCTGATTTATCCCCATGTTGCCTGTGTAGCCCCCTGTGGCAAACCCTTTGGGGCTAATGGCGTTAATCATGCTTAACACATGCCCCTGTTCCAAAGACACTTTGGCGACATTGGCAAGTTTCTGCCAAATTGTCACCGCTGATGGGTCTGCCCAAGCATCAGCAACCGCCTTACCCATTTTAACGCCCACATCCGCCAAGGCATAGGCTTTTGACGCAGCGAACATCACACGGTAGGCTTTGGACTGCTCACCTGCTGTGTTTTTTAAAAACCCTGCAAATGCTGTTAAATGCTCTTGATAGTTTTTGACTTTAGCATCTTTTTCGGCTTGCTCATATCGCTCGGTGATTTGCTGTCTTAGGCTTGTGGCATTTTCAAGCTTATCGCTGTGCATTTGCTCATACCTATCAATTACCGCCATTTTTTCATCATATTCACGCTGTAGCCTTTGAGCTGGCGTTTCATTTGCCAGTGCTGTATCTTTCATTAGCGTATCAAATGCTTGTTTGGCATTTAGCGTATCTTTGGCGGCTTGTAGCTTAAAGATGGCGTCTATTAGCTCATTGATTTCATCAGTGGTCGCATGGGCGTATTTGTCTGTCTGTTCAAGCTCATAAAAAAAGTCATCTAAGGGGTGATTACTGCCTAGCAATGCCAGCTGTTTGTTAATATCTTTTAGACTTTCCTCAATGCCATCGCTTGCTTGTTTGGCGTCTTTGGCATTTTGTAGCTTAATCATCTCATCTTTAAGAGTTGCCAACTGCTCAGTGGTATAATAAGCATATTTCTCAGCGTTTTGTAAGTCATATAAAAACTCAGCCAACGGCTCTTGACTACCCATTATTGCCATCTGTTTTTTGATGTCTTTTAGCGTGCTTTCAAACTCTTGGGTCGCCTCATGGCGATTGGTTGCATCAATTAGCTCTTGACTTGTTTTCTTGACTTGCTCAAACAAATCCAAAGACGCTCGGACAGATTTGTCGGTTTCATCATATTGTCTTTGCATGATTTCAATGCTAGTCAACCCCACATTGGCGAGATTTTGCTGGGCTTCATGCAGCTGTTGGGTGAGCGTTAAAATATTGCTTTGTAAGATTTGCTCTTGTGCCAACTTTTGTAATCGGCTAGTGTCTTGTTTGCCGTATTTACCAAAGGCAATGTCTTTGGTTAGCTGGGCGTATGGGTTGCCTGCAATGTGCTGTTTGGTTAAAAATATCTCTTCTGCGGTTTTTTGTAGTTCGCTTTCAAGGTCGTTTTTTACGCTTTTAGCAAGGTTTTTGGCTTCTTTGGCTGCTATCGGTGCTTTATAGGCGATACCAATTGCCAAGCCCTCTGATATCCAGCCACCAACTTGTTTCATCACACGAGATGGCGAATGAATGTCAAAAAAGCCTGTGATGGCATTTTTTACGCTACTTGCCATCTGTTTGGCTTTGCTAACCGCTGCACCTATTTTCTCGCTGATACCATTAATAAAGCCCTGCATGGCATCACGCCCAACTTGTAGTAAATCTTTGCCAAGTTTTTTTAAGGCATCTACAATGTTACCAACCAATTTTTTAAAGATATCAACGGCTTTTTGAAAACCATCTTTGATGGCGTCTTTTACGCCCTGCATATCGCCAGTTAATACGGCTGTTATCACTTTAAAAGCGGTGCTAAATATATTTTTAACCATCTCAAAGCCTGCATTAAAAATACTGGCAAAGATGGTAACACCTGCCATAAAAATCGCTTTCATGGCTTCAAATTGTGTACTGATAATGCCAGATATTTTATCAAAAACATGGCTAACAACACTGACAACCGCCTGCCAAACGGTTTTAGCAATACTAACCAAGCCGTCCCATGCGTTTTTAAAAAACTCTAAAACAGATTTGATGATAGGCTTTATTTTATCAATGGCGTAAGAGACAAATTCTGTTATCGCATGCCACACACTTTTAGCAATATTGGCAATGCCATCCCAAACCGCCCCTGCCACATCCACAATTGTGCTAAATATTTCACCAATATTAGCCACCATATCTTGTACTGGTTTTGGCATTTGTGATAACCAATTAAAAAAGGTCTGTTTGACTTTATCCCAAAGCTCGCCAAACCATTCGCCAACGCCCTGCCAAGTCTCTTTAATGCTCTGCCATGCGTGATTTGCCTTTTGTTTAATTGTGTCCCAATTACGGTATACATACACACCTGCCGCCACCAGTGCAGCAAAAGCTGCAATCACAAGCGTAATCGGACTGGTTAGTACTGCCATCACCGCCGCCAATGCACCCCCCGCCACTGTTGCCAGCGTTGCCACCCCTGCCCATACAATCAGCACACCTTTAAATAATAAAAACGCCCCAGCAACCGCCCCAACACCGCTCGCCAGTGCAATTGCAAGCTCAGGGTTTTTCTCAAAGAATGCTTTTACATCGCCTGCAATATCAACCACACCTTGCATGGCTGATTTTAATTGTTCAAAGGCATCTTTGGCAGTTTGTATCGCAGATTGCCCAAAATCAGACTCTAAAAATGCCGTACCCATTTCTTTGGCTTTGGCAATGGTATCAGTGATGGCTTGATTAATCGCAGGCAAGCTATCAACAAATGATGATGCCCCCAACGCAATGCTATTAATACCATCAGCAAGCACGCTGGATAAACCGCCCTCACCATTCATGATGGCATCAACACCAAGACGCCACTGCGTTTGAATGTTTTGCATTGCACCGCTGATGGTTGTAGACATTTTTTTGGATTTTTCAGCAAGCTTATCACTTGCAGATGCACCAGCAAGGGCATCATAAACAACCTTTGAGGTAAGCTTACCTTCTTTTGCCATATCTCGCAGTTTGCCTGTTGTTACCCCTAGGCTGTCTGCCATCAGCTCCATAATAACAGGAGCTTGTTCAGCCACTGAGTTAAACTCATCACCACGCAACACCCCTGACGCCATGGCTTGCCCAAGCTGGGTTAATGCGGCCGCTTGGCTTTCTGCACTACCACCACTGACACGCATTGCTGTTGTGATATTTTCGGTAAACTTAATCACTTCATCTTGGCTTTTGCCAAGTTGTTTTAATGACCGCTCGTTTGATGCGTACAATTGCCCAACAGAGTCAAGGCTGACCATATTACCCATCGCAATGCGTTCTATCTCACTCATTGCATGGGCATAATCTTTGGTGCTTGTGGTGGCAATTTTGATTTGACTTGTAAGGGTTTGCATGTCATCGGCGGTGGCAATGATACCACCAACGCCAGCAACAGCAAGGGCGGTAAACATCACGCCTTTTAATGTGCCAAACGCTGTTTTTAAGCCATCTGCTTTATGCTTTAAGCCATCAATATCATTACCAGCTTTTTTGGCATCATCACCAAACTTTTTAGCCCCATCACCTGCTTTTTTAGCTTCATCACCTGCTTTTTTACTGGATTTTGACGCCTTATCCGCTTTGTCTGAAAAGCCATCAATACCAACGCCTGCCTTACCGCTTGATTGTTCAATCTTATCAAAATGCTCTTTTAGATTTCCCAATGCGGTATTAGCACTATCGGCATTTACCTGTATGTCTAAGCGGTATGTATTTGACATAAATTCACCCAATAAAAAACCGCCCATAAAGGACGGTTGGTTTTTTAAGTTATATAGTGCTATTTAGCTTGTTGATTGGTGCGGATTACTCTAAAGATAGCAATCGGGGTGATGCCATAACTGCTTGTATTCCTACCCATTGTTTCTTTGAGCGACTGAGACAATTCCAAGATTACATCACCAAAGCTACCAGTTGTCATATCTATATTCATATCATCATTTGGGATGGCGTCTAACACTCCCAAAACATAATATTCCCCAAACAACACCTTACCATGCTTTAGGTTGATATCGTGTGGATTGCCGACCATTTCTCCACGATTTAAGGTCATCCATACCATGTCTTCACCAACTTTTAGTCTAGCTTCAAGTGCATATGGAATAGCCTTAATTAATTGAACCACTGGCTTGTTTTCCTCAAGCTTTTTCTTTACCGCCTGCCTTTTTCTATCACCATACAATTGCTTGTATTCTTCTTCGGTTGCAAAGTACATTGTTGGCTCAAGTAGATTTTGCAGTGTTTCTATATCTGTAATGCTTAGCACACCGTTTAATAACACCAAATTACCTGCTGAATTCTCACCAAGTTCTCGACTGATAAATCCTAACTCGTCTAGCTTATCAATCATTTCCCTAGGTAATGTTGGTGTCGCATCATAAGTCTTTTCGCTAGATTGATTTTCACCTGTAGCATAGTTCACCTTAGCGTCAATCTTTGCCATAGCATTTACGCCAAAAGCACCCTCGCTCGCTAAGCTGCTATTAAGTGCGTTATTTGCCTTAATGCTAGCCAACGAGCCAAACCCTGTCAGCTGCGCATAAAACGAGCGAATTTTAATGCTGTCAAGATATAAAAAATCAAAGAGAGATTCTGTGGTTGGTAATTCTTGCGCCACGGTTAATCTCCTCTTTTACCTTTTTTTGCTCTTGGTGAAATTTCTCGGTTTCCCTGCTCATTGCTTGGTTTAGGCAACTAAACATATCACGCAAAAGTTGAGCAGAGTGGTGAGTTGCATCTGATTTTTTAGCATTATCTTGCATACACCCATCTCCTTGATGATAACAATACTAAAAGTATCGCTGAAATTATATTATAGCAAGCATGATATGGTTTGAACAATTTGTTTTACTTATCAATAACAAACACCAATACCCTGCCCATCATCTGATAGGCAGGGTATAGCCTAAATTTGTTAAAATTTATACAGTCAAGCCACTACGCTTAAGTGCCGCTTGGATGATACTTGGTAGCACATCTTTTGGCACACCTGCAGGGTCAGCGATGATTTTGGCGATATCATCACTCTGCACCACCCAGCTTTTTTGATCAATGATACTTACATTAGGCTTAGTGTTCCAGTAGTCAAGATTGACCATAAATCTCTTACCTTGAACCATTCTTGTAATGATGGCTCTAGCGATTTCATCTTCATCTATATCCAAGCTGGGTGCTACGCCCCCAAGCCGTTTGATTTCTGCGTGCAAACCATGCAGATAGTTCATCGCTTGGTTAGTTGCCTGATGACAAGTGATTTGAAATTCCCCTTGTTCCTTTGCATCTGGCTTGATCATTAAGCTATAAGCTATGTGTGTATGCTATCGCTCGTGGTAGGTCTGCCAAATCAATTTCATCAATTAAAAGCTTTTTCATTCAATAACTCCCTAGTTAATCGGAGTTATAACTTTACAACATTTTTTCTTGTTTGTTAAGATATTATTTTGAAATAAAGCCCTAAGTTTTCTTAGAGCTTTTGTTATACTCATCAAGCCATAAATCATCAAGCATAAAAATAAGCTCAAACAGCCACGCCCTTGGCAATAAGCTTTGATAATGCTCACAAACATCACAAACATCACGCACAGACAAGGGCAAAGCGATGCCTTGGGTGTATCGCCTTGCTCGGTTTGCTAGGGCAAAAACCATAAAGATATTGTCAACATATACATCGGCAGCGGCAGGCGTGGGTAAATCAATCCCCAACCGCTGATAGCTCTCAATACGGTTTGGGGTAAGTGTTACCCTGATTTTTTCCCATTGGTAGCAGTCGTGGACTTTTTTACCAGTTTTGCCTTATTGTCTTCAAATTCTTGGCTAAGGCTGGCATAAGTTTCAAATAGCAAGGTAATAAACTGTGTTAATTTGTCTTTTTCAAAACCTTGGTCAAGCAGAATTAAAAAGTTATCGCCATTGATGGCTAATGGCTCACCATCAGCGGTAACATTCCATTGACTGATACAATACTCACCTAAGATAAATAGCATGGCTTCGTATTCGCCAATTTCATCTTGATTGCCACGCTTTAAGCTGTCTTTGGTTACCTTTTTGGGCGTGTTTGCTATCTTTTGTACCTCAGCGGCGGCTCGTTTAAACGCTTCGCTTGCTTGAATTTGTAGCGTCAATTCAAGCCCATCAAATTCAATCTCACGCTTAGCATTAATCTTAGCGTCTTTTTTTAATAGTGTTAAATCAAATGCCATGTTATTTTTTCCTTAAAGTTTATCGAATCGTATGGATAATATTGCCCACCTTAATTAAAAAACAAATGAACGGCGGTTAAAATCATATCCAGCTTATACAGCGTAATCAGACTTGCCACCATCAGCCAAATGACAAATAAGCCATGTTTTTCAATTAAATATTTCATAAAATCCACAATTATGGTAATATATTCCACAAGTTAATTCCTTTTATCTGCCAAAAGGGGTTAATAAAAAAGCCTAGCTATTTGCAGTAGCTAGGCTTTTGTTTTATCACTGATTAGGCGGTATGTTTCTCAATCACTGGGCTTTCATCAACCACCGTGTAAGACAAATCCACGGTTACCAAATCTGTGCCTGATGGGCTTGGAATTTCGCCTGATACCTGAAATTTGGGGATTTTAATCACATACTTACTATTACCAAACTTAATCGGTAACTCAAGGCTTAGCGTTGCCCCTGTCATTTGGTTACTAATCATCTCATGGGCTTTTTGGCTATAAGCAATCGTCATAGAGCCTGTAATGTTGGTAAGCATGGCTAAGATATTACCACCATAGATATTATCGCCCAAGCACTTTTGTACTTCAGTTTGGTTATCAAGCTCAAAACTAAAGCTTTCAACACACACATCAAGTTTTGTGCCATTTACTTTAATCTCGCCAATAGACAAACCGCTTGCCTTAGCGGTATCTGCTTGGGCGGTCGGTGTTTTGGCAAATGATTCCGTTTTACTTTCTTGATAGCCTAGGCCTGTCATGCCAAATTTTAGTTTAATTAGGCTTGATGTATCCACACTCAGCCCAAAGCTTGAGACCACACAACCTGTAAAGACATGGTTAACATTAATATCGCTAAAATCTTTGGCTATAGCAAACTGATGTTTTGTTGCACCAACACTTAGCGTATTAGGGCTAGCACCTGCTGACCATTCACTCCAAAAAGCAGCAGCAAGTAATTCATCATACGCCCCAAACATAAGCTCGGTCTCAATATCGCCTTGTACTGACGCTGATGTTACCATGCCCGCTTTTGCCATGCGTGAGCCTGACAGCATTTCACTGTTTGTAAGCTCTGTGGCAACGGTTAAGCCATTACTGATATTTGGTAAGGTTTTCCAGCCAGTTTTTGGCAGGGTTTCGCCTGTTTGTTTGGCATACGCCGTTTTAACAAATGCTCCACTAGACATAATTTCTACTCCTAAGCCCTATGGGCTGTTAATATTACTGTACGACAACCCAATCTTCTGCCAACATATCAGTTTGACTGGCAAGCCAACCGACTGCAAATTTATTGTCTGCTGTTTTCATCGTGATAGATGGCACGGTCAGTTCGCCATTTTCATTCTGCATATCTGACAAATTAGCCTTAGTCTTAAAATCAATGTCGGTAGCAAGCAACAAATACATACCCTTGCCATTCCAACCTTTACGAGCGACTTTTTTACCGCCTTTTAACAACTCCACCGCTTGCCCAAAGGTTAAATTGTCGTTTTTATATTGCTCTTCAAACGCAAGTTTGGGTAACCACGACACATAACCATCAAAGCCGTCCACATTGCGTTCGGACACACCTGCATTAACGACAAGATAGCCGTCATCGTTAGGATTTTCATTGTCAGGCACTTGCCACCCACGCAAATCATTGTATTCTTGACGGTTGAGCGGTGTTGCTTGTACCGTTCGGGTGGCAACAAATGAAGTAAGTAGGGCTGTTAAAGCAGATGCAGTGATTAATTTCATAAAATCTCCTAATAGTACCGATACGGCACACTCACATTTATTTGATAAATACCGTCATTAGACGGCACATTGATGATGCTAGGGGCTAATAGTTCAAGCCGTCCTAACTGTTTTGCTTTTAGATGTTGGGCTAGGCTATCCGCCTTTTGCTTAATCGCCACCGTGCCTAAATCCTGTGGGCAAAACAGCTGTATTACCAGCGTGCCTTGTTGCATAATATCAGGCTTATCGCTGATACTGCGTACTTGATTGACACCACCCAAAATTGTAACCCTGCCCCAAATGCCATCAGGGGGTTTAAAGTTTCGGTTTTCTTTGGCTAAGGGGACATCATCAAAATACTCCCAAGCTTTGATATGCGTCAGTAGCGTTTGTTCAATGTGAAAACTGTTCATGTTTTATCCAATAAAAAACCGCCTATCAGATGATAAGCGGTTCATTTTAAATATAAAAAAAGCCAAATAATCATAACAATTTCATACAAAACCGTAATAATTACTTGACTTTTTAAATAAGCTAGGCTATAATACAACACATCAAGCAAGGTCTGCTTGATTGGTAAGGCGTAAACCAACGCTTACGCCAAAAACAAGGAGTAAACGATGAAAACTCTTGCTAAGGTGTTTATCATCATCGTTCTGTTACTGCTAAGCTATCCAGCTTACTAACAGATAAAGCCTAAAGCGATGGCAGTCGCCAAGGCAGGTTAGGTGGAAACGCCTAGCCACTCCTTACCCATTATCATAAGACATTTTTTAAAAAAGGTCAAGTACCATGCCAAAAATCACAAGCACCCCCAAAACCCAAACCCAAATTCAAAAAGAGAGCAACGCACGCCGTGGGGTAAAAAACAAAGCATTCACCCTAAAACTTGATGACATAGAACTCATCAAATCCTTATCCAAACGCTTAAACATTCCCCAAAATCAGCTCATCATGGATGCTGTGCGTGCATATCAAAGACAGCTTGATTAACCCAAATTGGCGATGGCACTGTTAAAGGCATTACCGTACACCCCTGTTGGGGCTTGTTGTGACCAGCCGTGTTCAAGTCGCAACGCATAGGGCAGGTTGTTTTGAATGTAGATGATGGGGTAGGTGTGTTTTGGAATGCCTAAGATAAGCTCAACACCGCCGCCTGTCTCGCTATAACTTGGTGCGCCGACGCTGATATGATGCGCATTGCGATAGCGACCAGTATCAACAGGGCTTAGCGTCTTCACATTGTTGTAGCAGTTAATCGCAAACTTACGATACGTTTTATCAATCTCATCAGCAATCGGATCAATGCTAAGCTTTTTATTCCATTTAATGCCCATTAAAAGCCCCTTAGCTGAATTGTAAAGCTCACCTCAGCAGGATCATGACTGATACTGATGATTTTCATCTCGTTAATCTCATCATCAATCTGTGGTATCTCTGTCAGCTCATCTTGTAAGCAAATCAGCTTAACATCGCTTTGCATGATCGTTTGATTGTCAATCTCATGCGCGCTAAAGCTTGTAAAAACGCCCCTACCGCTGTAATTGATGGTAGATAGTACTTGGGTATCATTAACCGCCCAATCATCATCAGATAAGATGACACGCTTAGCTGTGAAGTCTTTGACAGCATCCGCCAAATCGGTGTTAAAGGCATTGGCGATGTCGGCTGTGATTTCTTGTCTCATAGCCTACCCACCAACGCATTTACGCCATAGCTCTTTTTGATGTACGGCTGCATCAAGGCAAGGGCAATCATCTCATGCTGACCCATTGCCTGACCGTCCGCCCCATCAGCATAGGTTTTTGAAACAGACACATCCCCTGCTTTTGACGATTTGCTCGTCACTACGCCTTCGGTGCGTCCTGCCAACAGTTCGCCATTCATAAAAGCATGGGCAAGCTCAAGCCCTGCCTGCTTGATAGGCTCTGGCACATCGCCCACAAACTTCACGCCTTTATTGATGAGATAGGCATTGACCACCATCAGCACACGCTCTTTATCAGGCGTATCAATGGGTAAATCATCTAACATAAAAACCCCCTAAAATACCCTTATAAGGATTTGGGTAAACCCCTATAAGGGTCAGATTATTCCTCTTTTGGCTTTCGGATGCGTTTTGGCTTGGTATCGTCATCGGACACATTATCATCAAGCTCAAATCTTGGCAAATGCTCATAAGCTATTGGCACTTGCCCACAAACTTTATCACATTGTTCAAGATAATCTACCGCACCATAGGCTTTGGCGTTGCGAATAATAAGCCCATGCTGTTTAGCATAGGCTTGATTTTCTTGGCTAAAGTCATCGGTAAAATACAAAATACGCTCCATACCTTACCCCTAGGCTTTTGCGACAACCAACACGCCTGCGGTATCTTTGTCGCTTGATGCTGTCTTTTTCCAGTTGGTAGGCGTTGCCAATGCACCAGCGTTAGGATTTGCACCGCCTGCGGTCATATCCCACGTATACCCTTTAACGGATGCACCATAAGACCATTCAGCTTGATAAGCATTAGTGATGTTCTCTGTGCCTGTTTTTGGCACAATCACGCTGTTAAAATCGTTTTGGTTGTGGACAATCAAACCGCCTTCGGTTAAGCCCAAAATGTTATGCTTAGTGCTTTCATCGACCAAATCAGGGCAATCGGTTACGATAAACAAGCGTCCTTGTGGGTCTCGCAGTACACTGACATTTTCATAAGTGAATAGTCGCTCGTTGTTGCCAAGTGCTTTTAGTTGTAGGTTTGTCAAAGCACCAGAGTGCATTACCCACGCTCCAATCGCTTGTGAACGGTCGCCAAAACGGCTAGCCCCTTTGGTTAGGCTTGCAAAATCAAGGGCGGTTGTACCATCGCCTTCCACAAGAGCGGTATTGCCTTTAATGGCTGATACACCGCACTTAATGGCGGTATTTAGCATATCGGCAATGGTTGCACGTCCAAGCTGTTCACCAATCTTGATAGCGGCAAGCTGTGGGTTTTGCATTGTCCAGTTGTACTGTGCCGCCTCCCATAGGATTTCAGGCGTACCTGCTGCGATTTTTACCGCCACGTTTTTATGTTGGGTCAATCGTGCAGATGAAATGTTGTTTTGCCCATTTTCCACATCACGATGACGTACAAGGTTGGCAATCGCCTTAAAAGATGACGCTACATCAAAATCGCCCTTAAACGGCTTGGCAATCAGTTGAATTGTGCTGTTAGATTGTGCGTTAAATTTATCCACTTGTTGAGCGATAGTCTCGGTCATTACAAGGTGGGTTTCTTGGTTAAATTTGACTAAATCAAAAGCCATATTTATTCTCCGTTGTTTTGTTCATTTAGCCATGCAACACGCTCCTCATCGGTTTTGCAATCGGCTAAGGATTTGGGTGTATTTTTGCCCACGCCTGCTTGTGTCGCACCTGCACCACTTGCACCACTACCACGCAAAATGCTGTCTTTGTGTGGGTATTGGCTGATGATGGTTTCTAGTGCTTCGTCAAAATCTGCAAGCTCGCCTGGGTTCTTGCGTGAGTAAATCGGGTTTCCCCCCAAATTAGCCACAATCTTGCCGTTTTCCATCGTGAAATGACTGCCAAATGAACTTTGGACAATGTCAGACGGCAACAGCGTTTTGTCTTTGATAAAACTTGAGCGGGCAAATGCACCACCAATCACGGCATTGTTATATTCTTGTTTAATCTTATTGATTTGTGCGTCTTTCTCGGCAAGCTGTTCATCAAAAGCCTTTTTCGCTTCCGCTTTGACTTTCTCAACTTCGCCTGCGTCAATCAATCGCTTATCATCAAGGTTTTTAACCGTTTCAAGGGCTTTTTTAGCATCGTCAGCATTTAGACCATCAAAAGCCTTAAGCAAGGTTTCCGCTTTTTCTTTGGCTTCTCGGTGCTGTTTGGCTTCTGCATTGAGTTGTGAGATTTTCGCCATGTTTTGCATGGCGTCAAAAGCAATCTCTTGCCCATCGTCATACATATAAACAGGCTTACCATCTTGCACAACCACATTACCGTTTTCATCAGTTTTTAATTGCATGTTTGTCTCCATTTGCGTGCTATCCAGCACAAAACACCCTTGGTTTTCCAACCTTGGGCAACAAAAAAAGCCCTATAATTGGGCCTTAATCTCATCTAGCGTCATCGGTCTTAAATTCTTATCAAATTCTTTAAACTCATCAACGCTACTTTCTTGAAATAGTTTGGCTTTTTTCTTGCCCAAAACTTCCACTTGATACGCTTTGGGCTGATTTTTTAGCCATTCATAATAGCTTTGGTTTTTAACAACCCCATCCATGCTCGCTCACTGTTTGGGCGTTTGATAGCCATCATAGACAATCTCAAAACTTGAACGGCAATTAAAATGATAGGGCGGATATCGTGCTTTGTCCAAAGGCATAAACACCCCATCCAAACCCCTACAAATGCTACTGGTGCGTAAATCCAAGGTTGCAATGACTTTAATGCCTTTGATGATGTCTTTGTTATCATGAATAAATTGCTGTTTGGCTTGATTTGCAACAATGGCTGTGCCTGTATGAGCAATGGTCTTGGCGTGGCGTGTTGTGATTTGTAAAATGCCATCTTGGTAGCGGTTTTTGCGTGTACCTCGGATAATCCTAACAAGCTCTTGGTTTGGTAAGCCATTGGCATAAGCATAGCTGATGGCATTACTTATCTTTGTGCTTTGTTCATCACCAAACTTAGCCAAAATCTGATTAAGCGTTACGCCAACCTGAGCAGATAGCTTGATGGGGCTGTCTGCATCAAATTGTGGCTCATTCATGTGCTGTAATTGTATAGCTCTTGCCAATCTTGGGTTAACTCCAAGGCGTAACCCACCAAAAAGCCCAAGAGCTTCTGCTTACTCTCGCCAATTAATAACTCAAATTCTTTATAGTTAAGCTCACTAATTTCATGACGAAATACCACCAATTGTAAAAACTCATTAATTTCATTAAGTGTGGTTTTAAACTTATTTGCCAGATGAACCTTGAACCTTTCTAAATTGATTAAATGCTTCATAAGTTATGCTCGGTTGTTCAATTAAGCCATCTATTTCATCATTGCTAAGCTCGCCACTGATTAAATTAAACTCACGGGCTTTATCATACAGTACAGATTTAGGCAGCTTGCCTGCGTCAATTAAACCTGATAGCTGTGTTAATAAGCCAATATCAACCGCATGTTGGCTAAATTGCTGTCTAATAACAAATTTCGGTGGATGCTTTGCCCCTGTGTATCTATTGCACCAGTTTAATAGTGATAAAAAGCCTTCGTTAATATTGGCAACACATAAAGATGCTTGGCTGTGCTGATGTTTCATTTTCTGCTTGGGTTGCTGTTTTGATTGTACTGTTTGCTTGCTTGTGCGTTCAGTAGCCTTGTTTGACTACCTAAAGTTGTTGCCGATATGCCGAATTTTTCTTGAATTTGTAAGCCAGTCATACGCTTACCTGACCTTTTTAGATAGCACAAAACAAGGTGCATTTTGCTATTTATCCTTTGGTTGTTAAAATCACGCTTTTTTGCTGATTTTTTCTTTGGCTGTTCGGAATTGTCAAGATTGATGACTTTGTCACCTTTTTTGATAAATTCAGCGATTTGTTGCTCTTGGGCGTCTAAATCTGTTCTTGAATAATTAAAATCATTGCTCACAGAATTAGAGTTTGGTATAATAAATTCGTTCATTTAACTTTCCTTAAGTTAATCCGAAAATGGACACCGCCCCTAGCGATAACTAGGGGTTTTTTTGTTGTTCTCTGACATATTCCCAATTAATATCAGGACGCAAGTCTTCCGCTTTTACCTTACCGCCTGTCGCTTGCTCAATAGCTAAGCATCTACCCCTTGGCGGATTGTTTTTATCCCATTTACTCAATGCCCAAGGCGTGATGCCAAGTGAGCGAGCCAAGGCTGATCAATTTCCTAAAATGATACGCCGTTATTCCAAAGGTCAAGCCAAGCCAAGAAACGACAAAATGAAACTGCTTACGCAATGTCTTGGTGTACCTATAACTTGGCTTGATTACGGCGAAGGTGAGATGACAAAAAATAATGATAAACTCACCCCTATCACCGAATGGGACAATGGCGCCCCACTGGATGATGATGAAGCTGAGATCCCTTTTTATAAAGACATTGCCTTTGCCTGTGGGCATGGTGCGGTCAATGATGATGTGACACATGAAACCCGCAAATTACGTATGGGTAAGCGTACACTGAGCAATCTTGGGGTAATGTCTGAAAATGCCTTTGCAGTCACTGCCCGTGATGACAGTATGACGCCCTATGTACAAGATGGCGACACCATCTATATCGATAAAGGACGAAAAGAGATCAAGGATGGTCGCATTTTTGCAATTCGCTTTGGGGAGCTGTGCTTATGTAAGCGTCTGTATCGACTGCCTGATGGTGGCGTGCGTATCGTCAGCGATAATGCCGCTGAATTTCCTGAGCAGGTCGCCACCAAGCAACAAGTGATTGACGGTGAGTTTGAAGTGATTGGGTGGGTGTGGAGTGTCAGCCGTCTTGAGCGGTGGTGATGAATTTAAGATCGCCAAACGCATATTGAAGAAAATTTAGGAGTAATAGCCGTGACAGCAGAAACCTTTCATTTAATACCAGCTATCACAGGTGCTGTGAGTGGCGCTGCATCAGTTGGTTTGCTAAATGGGCCTTTGCAAACCTTTCAAGATATTTGGTTTGTAGTATATGGTCACAAGTGGCATTATAAAATCGCCAATTGCGAATATTATCAGGCAAGAGCGATCTGAAAAACTTGATCAGGTGATCAAAGGTTTGGAATCCAAGATTGAGATATAAAAAGGCGTTATTAAACTTACTGCTTTTGGTAAAAATTTCCTAAGCGTCTGTTCGCCCACGACTTAGAGACTGCTTAATCTCATTTACAAAGCGCTTAGTAAAGGCTTTTTTTGTTCGTCCGTCATGGGGTTTGGGTCAATGATGAGAAAATCCTGCACCGATTTGTCTTTATCCGCCGCTTGCATGTAGGCAAGTAAGGCAAAGCCTTGTAAGTATTTTTTGGCGTTTTGGGTGGCTTTTTGGATGTTACGGCTAAAATGAACCGTATTTGCTCCAAGCACAATGTTAATTGCCAGTGCCATGTTGTCATCCTTTAAGTAAAAAAACCCACCGCATTGGGTGGGTTTTGGTCGTGATTGGGTCGTTAAGCGATGTGTTTTAAAAACTGCTGATATTTGTGCTTGCTTAATTGTAAAATGGCAGATTTGCCATTGTCAAACTCAATATGACAAACATAAGCGTCTTTGGTACGATTGGGTAGCCCAGCACCAATAGACAGGGCAACCAGTGCAGGCAAAACGCCCGCCCTAACAAGCAGCGTGCCAACAGTGGCACTGATGGCACCATTTTGAACCGAATTTGCCAAATTTGCCACCTGATCGATGTCAATGAGCTCAAATCTTTGTACCTGAGTGCTAAGATTGTACACATGGTTTTTGTTGGTTTGTTTGTCCATGATGGCAAGAAAACAACCAAACGATGACGCCGATTTTATAAAATCATCAGAATGTAACAGTTTAATGCCAAACATAACAAGTCTCATCAT